TGCTCATTTGGGCATCCTCCTTATCAGGGCATAGTTGACCTCGTGGTCAATGTTCTTTTCCAGGGTCTTTCCCGCCCTGCGGGTGACACGGGAAACCGTGGCCGCGGCTTCGCTGTAAAGCTCGGAAATCGATGGCCCGTAAAGCTTGGTCATGGGCAAGCGGGGCTCTAGGGTGTCCACGTCGTCCACCTGGCCGCCGCGCCAGTCAAAAAAGGCCACGTTCTGCCCCTGGGGGTTGCGGACAAACACGGGGCCACTGTCCCCGATGCGAAAGGCCCGCTTGATGACCAGGCGCCCGTCCTGAATCTTGAACGGCACGCCGGTCTTGTTCTGCTTGTACGCAAAGCGGGCCATGCTGATGTCACGGTCTCCCATACTCAAGGTGGCCCGCCAATGGGCGCGGGTGGCCTTGCGTTGGAATAGCCGGCGTTTGATGTCGCCCACCTTTAGCTTGGGCGTTTCGCGCTTGATTTCACGGGCGGCCAAGGCGCGGGTGCTGGTCATGGCCCGGTTGATGGCCCTGGGCAGGACGCGCGGCAGGATCTGGGGCACGTCGCGAAAGAGCCTTTCTAGGCGCTTGAGCTTGGCCGCGGGGTATTTGACTTGGACTTGGGCGGGCATTTAGCGGACCTCCCACGTCACAAGGCTATGGCTTGCCCGGGCACGCGCCACAATGGTGCACCACTTGGCTGTCACGCCGGGGGCGGGTGCCACTAAAATGGCATCGCCTATAATCTTGCCATCGGCATTGAGGGAAATACCGGTGCTGGCGTTGTTGTACAGAGTGACCATGACCTTGATGTGCCCGGTGGGCATGCGCGTATGCCGACTAGGGGCGGCGGGGTCGTATTCCACTTGGGCGTCCAGGCCCGCGCGCACCGTCTCGCTGCCCTTCTTGCGGTAGCTCACCGTGGCATCGGCCTTGAGTAGGTCCATGATGGCGCTGTTTGATTCGTTCATTAAAGTGTCAAAGGATTTCAGGGCCATGGTTTGTTCTATAGTTCCCGGTTGACGGTTGCAGGTTTGCCGGTGGGCATTTCAATATAGCGGGTCTCTGCCGGCCGGGACTTGACAGACCAGCCCAGGGCAAAGGTCAATAGCCCGATGATAATTGTCACCCAGGCCGGCGGCCGGTTCTGCAGTTTGCGTAGTATTTCGTCATGGACCACAATGGCCTCGGTGTTGTTCTTGATGCGTTCGTCTAAGCCTGAATGATGCGGGCATATCGCCATGCGCTTTTCCCCTGCCTTTGCCACAGTGGCCCCCTATCCATTACGGGTTAAATCCCCGGCCGGCTATTAAGGCCGGCCGGGGCTCGATGTCGCTTGAGGGTCGCGGCCTATGTGGTGATGTTGTCCATCAGATAGGCGCAGTCTGTGGAGATGAATTCCTCGTCGGTCTCGTGACGCACGCGGATCACGTCGCCGCGCACGGTTTCGTCCCGGTAGGATTCCACCACGGAATTGCTCGGGCTGTCACCGGTCCACAGGAAGGTGCGGCCCAGACAGGGCATGTCCCCAAGTGTGGGGCCGTCGTCTGTGCGGCAGAGCATGGCGTATTCATTGGACCACAGGGCAGACAGGGACGCGTCCTGGCCCTTTTTGGCGCCGTTGTACAGGGCACCGCCCACCAGGACCTTGTCCACGCCAAAGGCCAGGGCCAAAAGGTCGGTGCTGATGTCGCCCCGCTGCACGGCCGGCGTGGTGTATTTGATCCGGTCCACAATGGAGTCACAGACGCCCAAGTCCAGGAAGGTGCTGTAGGCAATAATCAGGGTGTTCGGCTCAACGCCGATGGCGTCGTGGATGGCCTTGCGCCCGGCCTTTACATCGTCGATGGGCACGGCGTTGCTGCCGTCGTCCCACTCGTGGGTGATACTGGTGGCGGAAAAATTGGACGTATTGAACACGGCATCGGCAATACGCTTTTCCTGGGCGCGGCGAATGATCTTGATGGCACGCAGGGCCGCCATTTTTTCGGCGTCAAAGTAGCGGGCATAGAGCTTGACTTCTCGGTCGTCTACGGCCTCTTCCCAGCCGTTTTCCTCGGTGGCGTAGTTGTCCCACTCCCATTCCCAGTCACTGCGGTTGTAGTTGCCCCGGGCGCCACGCTTGGTGTTGGGGACACTGAACATAACCTCAGCGGGGATAACGGGGTATTGGGCGGTCTGTTCCGGTACAGAGAAAATCGGCAGGACCTGCAGGCCGATGAATCCGCCGGGGGTGTCGATGGCTTCTGGAATCACTTGGGCCAGGTCGGGCCGCTGTGCTGCTGTTGAGGGTCTTGGCATGGGTCTATCCTTTCGTTGTCTTGGTTGTTTGGCTCAAAATCCGGGCAACAAAAAAAGCGGCTGCACAGGAGGTGATAGGCTCCTATACAGCCGCTTTTTGGTGTTCTTTGGATTGAAGTGTCACAGGTGGCCGCCCGTGTCACTTACCCGGGTATTCAGTTGTCAAGGGGTGGTCTAGGCCTCTTCAGCCCAGGTGCCAATCTGACGCGTGACCGTGTAACCGTCCGCCGCGTCGGGCACCAATTCCACCAGGTCGCCACGCAGGGCCGTGGTCTTGGTGTTGATATAATCCTTATTGGCGGTGCCCGTCAAATCGGGGCCCAAAATCTGGTCGTTGGCGTTGGGGCTGATCGTGACCGCCACGCCGGCATCCGCCCCGCCGTTGATAATGGTCACAGGACCCAACTGCATGGCCGTGGCTGCCAGGGTGATGGTCTTGGCGTCCGCGGTCACGTAAAAGACCTTGCCGGCGTCCTGCTGGTCCAGGGTCTTGTTGTCGTTGATTTCCTCAAAGGTCTTGCCCAGCCACTCCAGGAAGGTGACAGAGTATAGACACTCGATCACGTCACCGTCGGCCGTGGCCGCGGCCAGGGCCTTGCCGATACGCGGGCCGCTGGGGGTCATGGAGATTTTGCCGTCTGCTGCTGGGTAGATATCCGCCCCGGCAGTCACGGCGGCCGCGGCCACCATTTCCACAGTGCCGCCGGCGTTGTCCAGGCGGATCACGGCTTGGTCTGCGCTGGCCACGGCGTACTCGTTGGTGCCAATACCGATATCACCGGCATCGGCATAGATGACAGTAGCGCCGGAGATTTTGACACGCCGGTGGGCCGCTAGGGCTTCGCCGGCGGTGATGGTAAGTTTCATGCCTTCAATCATTGTTTTGCCTTTCGTTTTTGGGTTGGGTCGGTGGTTTTCCCCTTAGCTCTTTTTGGCCTTGGCCTTTGACTTCGCCTTGGGCTTGGCCGGGGCTGGGGTCTCTGCCGGGGCCTCTGCCGGGGCTGTGGCCTCTGGCGGGGCGCTGGCTTCGGCCAGTTGGTCAGACAGGCTCTGATTGACCGCTTGCAGTTCCGCAATCTGGCCCGCTTGCTCGGTGACTTGAGCGTTGAGGGCCTTATTCTTGGCGGCCAGGGTTTTCAGGGCCTGGTCGGCGGGTTCGGTCGCAGGGGCTGGATGGGGCAGGCCAGAACTTAATGAAACGCCGCATTTTCGGCAGCGTTTACGCTTGCCGTCCATGACCACGCGTTTGGTGTTGCAGTTTTTACATGTTACAAGTGCCATAGAATGCCTTCTTTCTATACTGGATAGCGTGACAGTTGGGCCTTTATGCGCTGTGGCGCATTTGCTCGTGCAGGTCCGGGTAGAGGTCAACGCACTTGTCCACGGCCGTGGCCTGGTCGCATTTGTGCTCTGCCTTGTACTGCTCGACCTTTTGCATGAAGGTTTCCGTTTTGCCTGGGGCGGCGGCGTCCTGCTGCTGTTGCTCGGTGTCGCTGAACTCCGTGGCGGCCGGATCCTCTGGCGGGGCCGGGGTCGTGGTCTTTTTGGCTGCCAATTGCTCGCGCAAGCTGGCGTTTTCCGCTGCCATCTTTTCGGTTTTCATGCGCAGGGCGTCCGCCACGGTCTTGCCCTCGGTGTAACAGGCCACCAGGATGTCCAGGTCATCACCACAGGCCGCGGCCAGGTCGGTGAAAATGGCCCGCTCGTTGGCTTCGCCTGCGGTCTGGCCCTCGCTGTGGCCCAGGTCAAAGACCTGCTTGTACAGGTCGGGCTGATCGGTTTTGAATTGCTCAAGTGTCAGCATGCTATGCTCCTTAGTCGGTTTGATAAAAACGTTGGATCGGCAGTTTTTAAGGGCGCCAAAAGTGCAGATACTGCCCTCTTTAATGCGTGCATCATAGAATATCGTGCCAGGGCCTTGGAACTTGCGCCCGTTGACGGTTTCGGTCTGGCCCTCTGCCACCTTGACGGCGCGGGCGTTGTCCAGATCAAAGCGCAAAGAGGCCTCAAAGGGAAAGCCCTCTTGGGCCTGGGCGCGGACCTTTTGGGCCTCGGGATCGTTCTTGAGGAACTTGCCGGTCAGAATAAAGGCCGGGTCGAATTCGGCGCCGGTGCTGAGGCCCATGCGTTTGTCGGTGTCGTGGTCCAAAAGAATGGCGATAACCTTTTTATCCAGCTTCATGGTGGCCAGGTCAAAGGCCAAGTTGCCAAAATACCAGTGCTTATTCACGCTGCCGTCGTAGAGCTTCAAACGCAGGTTTTGCTTGTCCTTGTCTTGGCTCTCGGCAAAGTCCACGGTGCCGGCCATAGAGAAAATGGACGGGTCCTGGGCAATCATGTCACTGGCTGTTTTTTGGCTTGGCATTGGGTAACTCCTGGGGGAAATCTTCTTTTTCCTTGTCCACCTGCTCTTTGTGGTCGTCGTAGTCCACGCCCTTGGCTGCCAGGATTTGGCGGCGGGTGGTGGTTTTGTTGGCCAGTTCGGTCTTGTTGGCCATGGCTTCCTTGTAGGGGTCAACATAGGGCCAGCGGTTAAGCTGAACCTTGTGGGCCAGGGCGTCCGGTTTTTGATCAAGTTTGCCGTCGGCCATCATGCGCTCAACAAACCACTTCCACACGCGGGACACATAGGGCCGGATAATCCAGGCCTGCTGGCGTTTCCAATGCTTCTGGGCCTGCTGGTAGGCAATACGGGCGTTCATAAAGGTGGCCCCGCTAAAGTCCAGCATGATCAACATCAGGGGAATACACATGGGCCGGCCGATCATGGACAGCATGCGCGTAACGTAGGGCTCAAAATGCGTGCCGGGCCGCTCCATGCCCACGCCCTTGATATCCTCGCCGGGCTGCAGGCGTTCAACGATGCCGGGGCGCATTTTTTCAATATAGTGGCCGTCGTCGTCCAGGCCGGTGGGGTGCACGCCGCCGGTGTACTTGGTCGGGTCGTTGGCGGCATCTTTGCGGATGATATAGGCGGCAAAACAGGCATTGACCACGGCGGCCACTTGCTCGGCGTCCACGTACTGTTCCAGGGCGTCGATATACTTGATGGAACTGGTCAGACAGGGGCGCCCGCGGGACTGGCTAAAGCGGCGCACCATGGCCATATGATGGACCTTTTCCGCTTTGACCTTGCGATAGCTTGAAGGGTCGATATAGTAGCCGCTTTCATGGGGCCGGCCCACATAATAGCCCACACGCCGGCCGGTGGTCTTGCTGAATGCAATGCCATTGACCACGGTGCTATGCTCTAAAGTGGATCCGCCGTAGGGCGTGCCCACCAAATCGCCTTCAACGGCCTCTAAGCGGTCTTTGCCAAACAGGGTAAACACGTCACCGTCCCGGCGGTAGCTCAAAAACTGCAGGCCCAGGAACTCGGGAAAGGTGAAACGCCCGCTGCGGTCGCAGGGCTGGTCGCACATCTGCTCTTTCCATAGGGCTTCAGCGCGTATGTTCCACTCCGAATCCTCTGTTTTGGCTTGAATGATCGGGCCTTCCCCTATGATTTCGTCCACTTCCATGGTGAACAGGGCCTCAATAATGGGGTGGTTTCGGTCATAGTCGCGGTGGATATTGCGCAGGCTATGCAAGGCCGTGGTGTCAAGCTGGTGGTCCTCGGGGCCGGTGACGTTGTTGCGCTTCTTGCGCGTGCGGGTGCCGTCTAGGGCCTCATAGGCGGCACTGAACTGGGCCTGGCGCATGGCGGCCTGCTGCCAGAACACGGACACAGGGCCGGCCAGGTATTTCAGGCCGGCAATCACTTTATTGACTTTTGAGGGGTGCGTTAAAATTCGGCTAATCTCCGCGTGGATGTGCTGCCCAGGGCAATGCGATTAAGCAATTCTTTTTCCCGCTGGTAAAGCACGGAAAGGTCAGCCAGTTGGCGGGTCTGCCCGCCGCTGCTTACAGACTGGGCGGACTCGGCCGCTGCAATCGCTGCCTGAACATTTGTCAATTGTTCATCAAGGGTTGCTGCCATGGTCTAACCGTTCATATGTCACCTGTATTGAATAAAACTATTTCATGTTTAGATGGTGCTATTTGAGACAATGCCGGCAGCGGGGACAATGGGGCGTTTTCCAGATGTTGGAAGTGATGCGCGTTTTTTTGTATGCGTGGGGATACGTAGGGTTTTTTGATCCGCTTTGATCCGCTTTTCACTCAATCCGGCGTTGCTTGAGCCAATACCAGGCCAGGCCAATGGCGTCCCCCATGTCGCCGCCGGGATCTTGGGCGGGGTCGTAGCTGGGAAACTGCTGGACCACGGCGCAGATGCGGTCCTCTTTGCACACGCCCCGCGTCCAGGTGTTTTCCAGGATGGGGACAAGCTCACAATCGGCCTGTTTGCTCTGGATCCAGTAACGGGCCGCCACGCCCAGGCCGCCCACGCCCGGGATTTTCAGGGTCAGACCTGTCCATTATCCCAACAAGGAAAAAGGAAAGGTCCGACCCTACGAGGCCCCTCTAGGAGGCCCCCAATTCGCCATGTTAATCTAGGTAAACGGTCCCCCGAGTAAAATTCGGGGGACATGTCCCTTTTAGTTAAGACTAACTTCCTGACTCCATCATCATCTTTTTTTGTCAAAGTATTGACGTTAAGACACTTATGTGTCATCATTGATATTGTTTGACGTTTTTCCGGAGAGAATTAGGTAGCCTGTCGCCCTAATATTATTCGGGAGACAGGCTACCTAATACACTGTTATGTGTCGAATCATATAAAACGAGACTAATGTTTGTAAAAGGCGTCAATCGATTCCATCAGAAATACATCTCCAGAATGCGAGTCAGTTTAGTCGTTGCAGTTGTCGCGTTTCTTACGAGTACGTGGATTTGTATCTTTGAGCCATTTGGAACAGAGCTATCAGATCATGCTGCACTGTTTGCTGGAATCTCATTGATCGTTGCTTTGTATTATTCGCTTTTTGTGTTTAGTAAACCGTATTGTTGTTTTCATCCCTATTTCTATGAAAGCCTCAATGGGAAAGGTCAAGACACGGCCTTTGGCGGACATGCTATTGCCGCGAGGCTTGATGAGTTGGATATGTTAGCCAAAGATCATGAAGTCCGGCCTTTAAGTAGTTTTGGATTCAAAGACAGTTTTAATAATGCGAAAGTTGACTGGCATTCTCCTAAGGATGGCTTTTTCATAGTTGAATGGTTA